AAATCTACTAATGCAACACAAGACAATGTTATAACATTACCAGATTCAACTGGCATAGTTACTCTTAATAATACAATTCAAACATTAACTAATAAAACATTAACAGTACCAACTATAGCATCAATTAAAAACACTGGTACTTTAACTTTACCTACATCAACGGATACACTTGTAGGAAGAGCTACAACCGATACATTAACTAATAAAACATTAACATCACCAACTATAAATACACCTAAGATAGGTACATCACTTAATGATGCGGCCGGAAACGAATTCATAAAATTTACAACTACAGGTAGTGCAGTTAATGAAATAACAATTGCAAACGGTGCATCAACAACTGGACCTACACTTTCTGCTACAGGTGGTGGAACTGATTTAAATATTATTATGACACCAAAAGGCACAGGCTCGGTTGAACTTAATAAAGCAGCTTTTAGTTCTTCAACTATAACTGCAAATGGTGCGGCAAGTGCGGCAGCAACTTTAATAATAGGTAATAAAGGTTCTCAACTAGATGTGTCATTGGCCAATGGAACAACAGTAGGTGAATATAAAATTTTTACAAACAAAGGTGCGGGTGCAATGCATGTTACACCTGCAAGTTTTGCTCAAGGTACTAAATTCGCATTAGCAGAAAACGATGGTTGTACCTGCATATGGGATGGAACTAATTGGTTCTTAGTAGGAAACCAAGGCGAAGTAACGGTATCATAAGGAATAGAATATGTCAGCAATAATAACAGACCCATTTAAAAAACAATTCATGCAAAATATATTTGATGAAGTGACTAATCTTACTGGTAGGTATTATATTGGAATTGGAAAGAATGATCAGTGGAATGCTACTGAAACTGTTCCAGCTCCAATCGACACGCCGAGAACTATAAGAGAAGCACAAAATGCTTTGCAATCAGTCAAGGCCGTTGCAGGAACATCATTTGTAATACCAAGAAGAAATTGGTCTTCAGGTTCAGTCTATGATGCATTTGATGATAATGTAGCAGCGATACCTACAAACAGCTATTATGTTTTAACTGAAGATAACCAAGTTTATATATGTCTACAACAAAGTAAGAATGCTAATGGTGCTGCAAACGTATCAACTGTAAAACCAACAGGAACTACAAACAACGCATTTACAAATTCAGATGGTTACACATGGAAATTCTTATATGCATTAAGTGCTGCAAATGCAAGTGCATTTTTATCTGCTAACTTTGTTCCTATTCAAGTAATAGATTCGGCAGGAACCGCATCTAACGCTATTGAAACTCAACAGCTAGGAGTACAAGACTCTGCTGTTGCTGGTAGAATACTTAATATTGCAGTTACTAATGGAGGAACTGGTTATACATCAGCTCCAACGATTACATTAACAGGAAATACAAGAGCAGTCGGCGACAGTGCACAAGCAACAGCAACAGTTGCTGGTGGATCGGTCGTTAAAATAGAAATGCTTAATGAGAGTTCTGGGTCAGGCAAAAATTATGATAATGCAACAGTAACTATTACAGGAGGTGGTGGAAGTGGTGCAATTGCTCGAGCAATCATTGGTCCACCAAATGGAATCGGTAAAGATCCAAGAGATGAGTTAAAAGCAACCTCATTAATGTTTAATGCTAAACCATCTGGAACAGAGGGCGGAGACTTTTTAGCAGGAACTAATGTAGATTTTAGACAAGTTATGTTAATAAAAAATCCAAAAGATTCAGCCAATGGTACTACACTAACTGCAACAACTGGTAAAGCTTTAAGATTCTTAAAAACTGACTTAACGTTTGCAGGAAACTTAGCAGTTGACGAGTTAATTTTTAATAACACTGTACCACCAGCAAAAGCATACGTAAATCAAGTTTCAGATAGTGATGTATTTTTTCATCAAACAGATAGTACAGGATATACACCATTTGGAATCGGTGACACGTTAACAGATGAACAGGGTAATACAGGAACTATTAATGTAGCACCTGCAATTGAAGATCTCTTAAATCTTTCCGGAGATGTTTTATATATAGAAAATAGAGCACCGGTTATAAGAGATGCATCACAAACAGAAGATATAAAAGTAGTAGTTACACTTTAGTAGGATATTAATATGGCGACAACATTTACAGAAACCAGCTTATCAACAACGTATAAAGATGATTTTCGTGACAGTGATAACTTTCATAGAATATTATTTAATACAGGTGTAGGATTACAGGCAAGAGAGTTAACACAACTTCAAACAATATTACAAAATCAAATCGAAAGATTTGGTAATAACGTATTTAAAGAAGGTGCAGTTGTAAAACCAGGTGGTGTGAATGTAAATCCACAGTATGAATTTATTAAGTTAGATACGACTGATCCATCACATGTTTTACCAACAGATATAACAACACTTGTAGGTAAAACTGTAACAGGCCAAACTTCATCAATAGTTGCAACAATACTAGAAGTGGTTGCTGCAGTAGGTAGTGATCCTGCAACTCTTTATGTTAAGTACACAAACACAAGTTCAGCTCAAGGCAGCACTGATGTTGTAACACAAAGAATGGCATCTAATGAAGTTATGGATGTTTCAGACGGTACGGACTTAAAAGTAAAGCTTTCTACACTAGCAGATCCTTCTACAGGAACAGGAACACAAGTCACAGCTTTAGGCGGTATATATTATGTAAGAGGTAATTTTGTATTAACTCAAGATCAATCTAAGATAATATCAAAATATACTGATACACCAGACACTGATATCGGATTTAAAGCAGTTGAAGACGTTGTAACTGCAAGTGATAACAATGCATTATATGATAATCAAGGAAGTGTTCCGAATGTTTCTGCCCCAGGAGCTGATAGATACCGTATAACGCTTACAATAGCTGAACGTAGTGAAATGACATCAAGTGATAACTTTGTTCACGTTGCAACAGTTAAAAAGGGTCAGATATATAGTGCAGTTGCCGCAACAAATTCATATAATATACCTAATGAACTTATTGCAAAGAGAATAGAAGAGAATTCTGGTGATTATATAGTTAAACCTTTCTCTGCTAGATTTGATTTAGACTCACAAAACACACATTTACTTTTAAATGTCAGTGATGGCGTTGCAGTAGTTGATGGGTTTAGATCAGTTATAACAAAACCTTCAACATTTAGAATAACAAAACCTACAGTAACAACAACAGTCAATAACGAACCAGTAGGTGCAACTCATGGTGCATATGTGTTTGTAGATATAAGTGTAGGTGGTTCTACAAATACACAAGGTATTCCAAACTTTAATGAATTAGAGGAAATGAATCTAAGAACAGCAGTTACGCACGGTGGAAGCACAATAGGTACTGCACGAATTAAGGCTATAACTAAAAGTGGTACTAATTTAAAAATGCATCTTATTGATATTAATCTTAATTCTGGTCAAGTTTTTAGAGACGTCAAAAGTTTAGGTACATCGAGTAATAATTATTTCAATATTACGCTTGAAAATTCTAAAGGTGTATTAAAAGAACCTTATGAAAAATATAATTTTTTTCCATTACCTAATCTAAGGCCTACAGCTCTATCAGATTTAACATACACTGCTCAAAGAAGATTTCCAAGCTTATCAGCAAATAGTTCTGGTGTGGTGACACTTACAGGATTAACAACTGCTGGAGAAATTTATACACAGACAAGTGACTTTGTTTTTGCAAAGGCAGATAGTGATGTTCCCGGAGTAGATCCTACTATAACTTTGTCTGGAGGAAGCACAGGTGGTACTGCAAACTTTGGAACTGGAAGTGCAGCTGCAACCATTGCAAGTTCTTCTAATATAGAGCTCGCGGGATTTGTTAGTAAAACACAAACAACTCATAAAACTAAAACATTGACAAATATGACTTTGACAAATACAGTTGAATCGGATGGAGCAGGTTTTAAATTTATTAACATGAAGCGTGCAGATATTTATGAAGTAGATGAAGTTGTTAATGCATCTGACAGCAATGAAAGTTTTGCCAATAGATTTTATTTTGATAATGGCCAACGCCCATCACATTATGATGTTGGTAGATTAATACTAAGATCAGGACAATCAGCTCCAGCTGGAAGTGTTTCTTTGAAATATAAATTTTTTGATCCAAGTGCAAGTGGAGATTATTTTTCTGTTAATTCATATGCTGGTCAAGTTGATTATGATAAAATACCTAACTATAATTTAGGTGGCGGCCAGTTTTTAAATTTAAGAGACGTTATAGATTTTAGATCAGTATCAGATTCTGCTGGAAACTTTAATACCAGTGGTGCAACTTTGTTGGAAGCTCCTCAAGACGGAAGTACTATAACCGCTGATGTTACTTATAATTTAGCTACTCCTGCAAAACTAGTCATAGATAAAAACTCAAAATTAGATTTTATATTTGGAGCTCCTGGATTTAATCCGGTTGTTCCTGTAGTACCTGATGGCAGTTTGCCATTATACGATATAATTATGAATCCTGGCGTTTTAAATGATTCTGATGTGTCAATGTCACAGTATAATTTTAAAAGATTTACTATGAAAGATATAGGTAAATTAGAAAATAGAGTAGAAAGACTAGAAGAAACAACATCACTAAATCTTTTAGAAACTGACACTAAATATTTACAAGTTTTAGATTCTTCTGGAAATGATAGAACAAAAAGTGGTTTCTTTGTAGATGCATTTAAAGATCACCGTGGTGCAGAACTGTCAATACCTTACGAATATAGAGCTGCTACTGATTTTGCAAATGGAATAGTAAGGCCTACAACAAAACATGATCAAATAAGATTAACATATGATTCGGCATCATCTACTAACACTATAAAAAAAGGTGATAATGTTTATATAAAATATGATCAAAGTGAATACATAAATCAAACAACAGCAAGTAAAGCCGTTAAAGTTAATCCATTTGCAGTTACTATATATGAAGGAACAGTTACACTGTCACCTTCTTCTGACGAATGGAGAGATATAGAAAGAATTCCTGATAAAATAATTCCAGGTGGTAGTTTAATTTCTCCTATACCTGCTTATAGCTTTAACGATCACATCGAAAACTGGTCTGGAAATAGTAGTAAAAATGCATTACCAACAGTTGCAACTGATGAAGCACTATTAACTATAATAAATGATAGAGTTATTGAAACTAAAACTTCTAATTTTATGAGATCTAGAAAAGTTTATTTTAAAGCTGAAGGTTTAAGGCCTAATTCACGAGTCTTTGCTTTTTTAGACGGAGTTAATATAAGTAGTTTAACAAATGGCGGTGGCGGTCCAACTTTATTTCAACATTATTCAGATACCGATTCTGATTTTGGTAATACTTTGAGAGACGTAACAGTGCATCCGTCAGGATCTTCAACACTTGTTACAGATGCTGACGGCACGGTTTCTGGATCATTTATAGTGCCTAATAATGACAATAACAGAATACGCACCGGTACTAGAGAATTTAAAATTTTAGATATAAGTGTCGACAAAGAAGCTGATGCTGGAGCTATGGCTTCAACCAACTACACTTCACAAGGTTTCATAGACACTAAACAAGCAACATATGAATCAACACGAGTCATAGTACAAACTGGAGGCTTGATTTCATATAGTGACGATAACGGTAATCAACATAAGTTTAACGATTGGGGAGTTAGCGAAGCAGTTGCTCATATAAACCTATCACAAATTTCTGTTCAATATCATAATTATTATTCAGATATGGTTACAAGTAAAGGTTATAATCCAGCACCATTAACTCAACATGAAAAACTTATTAATGCAGTAAATGCTAAAATGAATTTTCGCAATAAACTGGCAAATCGCATCTATGGGTATAACTATAATGAAGGTATTCAAGATGATGGTCCTGGCGGAGGAATGGGTGGTGATGAACACGGTTACACCGATGACAATGGTTACGGCGTAGCATGCCTATTAGAAGATATGTTAGTAATGTTGAATGGTGTGTTATCAACAGTGGTAAATGTTAAAGTAGGAGATATTGTTTCTGGAAGCTTAGTGACAGAGGTTATGCAAAAACACATGAGAAATGCTTATTACATAATTAATAATGAATTAAAAATAACTAATGATCACCCGGTTTTAACTAACTTAGGTTGGAAGAGAACAGAAGAAGTTGAAATTGGTGACTATATAAATGGCGTAAAAGTAGAAACTATAGATTTTATTGAAAAAATTATTCCTACAGTTTACATAGGAACTACAGATGAAAGCTATGATGTATATTGTAATAATAACATTTATACAGTTCATGGCCAATACAAACAATTATTAAAAAAGGCGAGTTAAAATATGTCAGTAACATCAACCGGATATAGAGTTGGAAAACAACCAATAGCTCAATCGTTTTATATCGATGAACCAGCTGGAATTTATTGCACTAAAGTAGATTTGTTTTTCAAAGCAGCTGATGAAAACGCTCCAATACAAGTGCAAATCAGGCCTATGATTAATGGATTTCCTTCGTCAAACACTATAATTCCAGGAACTATAAAATCATTGCCGGGTAGTACATTTTCAGGTGGAGCAAGTATATCTGCAGATGCTACTACAGCAACTACATTTGAATTTGATGAGCCTACATATTTGAAAGGATTAAATGAATATGCGTTAGTAGTCATAGCAGATTCAAAAGATTATGAAATTTATATAGCTGAAATTAACGATTTTGTAGTAGGTTCTACAGAGAAGCGTGTAAATAAACAGCCTGTGTTAGGAAGTTTATTCTATTCACAGAATGGCTCAACATTCACTCCTTCACAAAATCAAGATTTAACTTTTAAAATATATCAAGCAAAATTTAAACATTCAACTGCAACTATAGCATTGCATAATGCTCCAGTTCCTAAACAACTACTTATGCCTAATCCTATAAAAACTATTTCCACATCTCAGACAGTAAGAGTGACTCATCCTAATCATGGTATGCAAGTTGGTCAACCTATAACTTTATCTGGAGTTGATTCTGCAGGTGTAGGTGGAGTATTTGCTTCAACATTAAACAAGCGTCATACTATTACAGCAATAGACCATACCGGTTATCAATTTACTGCTGACTCAGCAGCCGACTCAGATGCATTTGGTGGAGGGCTTAGCATACAGTCTACTAAAAATATACTATACAGTACTATATACCCATCAATAGCTGCCATTGTACCAACTGGCCAAACATTTGATGCATCTATAAAAACTACAACCGGTAAGTCTTATGCAGGTGGTGAAACTGCATTTCAGAAACAAAGTGTATTTAAAGCTGTGCAGATAAATGAGAATAATAGTAATGATACATTATCAATGATAGCTCATGATAGTGCTGAAACGAGTGATCTTGGAGCTGGAGTAAAATCTTTAGATTTTAATATTTCTATATCAAATGCTGATTCTAATATGGCGCCTATGTTAGACTTACAAAGAACTTCTGTAGGCCTAATAAGTAACATAATTGATAAACAAAATGAAACAACATTAGCGGGTCATAATGTTCCATTAGCATTTGTTGATGAAACATCTGCTAAAGGAGGAAGCATAGCAGCTAAACATTTAACCAGATCAATAACTTTAACTGAAGAAGCTGTAGGACTAAAAGTATTACTGTCTGCTAATAGGCCATCAACTGCCGATTTTCAAGTTTATTTTAGAACAGCCGACGCAGACACTTCTATTGTTACTCAAAATTTTATATTGGCATCTCAAGAAACAACTATTCCAACTGATGAAAACCCTAATGTTTTTAGAGAGTATACGTATCTTATAGGAGGTCAAGGCGGAGATATAGCAGCATTTACTAAATTTCAATTAAAAATTGTATTTAGAAGTACTAACCAAGCACTTGTTCCATCAATATCTTCATTACGAGCCATAGCACTGAGCGCATAATGACATATTTAAAAGTTGAAGGAAACAGTAACTTAGTAAGAGATACATCTACAGGAGCTATTTTGAATATAAATAAAGATGAGATCAGTGCAGCAAGAAAAAGAAAGCTTGAAAGAAAACAAAAAGAACAAGAGTTTGATAATTTAAAAGATGAAGTTGGTGATATTAAAAAAATGTTAACTCAAATTATAGAGAAATTAGATGGCTAAAACTACAGTTAACCTAACAGATACAGTAACCAACTGGGTTACAAAGACAAACCAAATATCAGGTGTTATCGGCGATTTAGTAAACCTTAACACAACTATAGACTCTGATATTGTAGGTGCTATTAACGAATTAAAAACAAAAACTGATTTACTCGATTCTGCAGACATTACAACAACAGCAAGAAGTGCATTCCAAGTTCTCGATGCTGGAGGTGATGGAGGATTAGTTTATGATTCAGCTACTGGAAATATAACTTATACTGGACCAAGTGCAGATAGTGTACGTTCACATATCAGTGGAGGTCATGGTATTGACTTTGCAGCTGGTAATCTTTCGGTTGATTCATCAGTAATACGAGGATTAGTTTCAGTTACAGATGCTGGTGGTAGTGGATCATTAGCTTATAATAATTCAACTGGTGTATTTACATATACAGGTCCTGGTGCAGTTGCTAATCCAGCAACAATCACGAGCTCTCAAACATTTACACCGGGTACAAGTGATGATCAATATGTAAGAGTAAATACAACGAGCGGTGATATTACACTTAATATCGCAAAAGGTAGTTTAAATGTAGGACAATCTGTAGTAGTAGACAAAATTACAGGTGGCAACAATCTTACAATTAATTGGAATACTAGTGGCACATCACAAGGTATATCATTAGGAAACTCAGTAGATCTTGCAGTTGGATTCTATAATGGCACGGCATTCTCTTTTGTTGAAACAGTTAAATCATAGGTGATATATGGGTGCTCCTCTTATTTCAAATCTCGGTTTCACTGAAGTTAATTCATCAGGAAGTTTAAATTCAAAAGCCGGTGCAAAAATAAACCTTCCAATACAGTTATATAAACTAACTGGAGATGTTTCCGGTCAATTAACATTATCATCAACTACAAACCATAAAAAAGTTATATTAGACACAAATGGGTTTGACATTATAAACACTGATTCACCATTAAATATGGACACACCTAGTGGTGTTGAAGTAGAACTTAAAGGTGGTGGAACTATTAAAGCAACTGAACGTACTTTTACTATATCACAAGGAACTTCATCTCATACTGGAACAAACACTTCAGATGGAGGTGATGCATCTACAGTAGTAACTGGAACGAATCATACATATACTGAACAAGTGATTAATGACATTAGGCCTGATCCGGGTAATAGTTATGGAAGTGGTGGTGGCACATCATGGGGTGATGGCGGAGGAACAACTCACGCATATCCTCCAAGCAGTGGAGGTAATAGAAATTCACATAGAACACATAGTACTTATTACAATACTTCTACAGCAACAAAATTTGGTGGACCTAGCTTAACGAATGTTATAAGATCAGATTTTAGTATGACTTTTACACACGCATTTGTTGAAGACGGTGCTCGTACATCTGCACCTATTACTGGTGTAGGTGGAAGTTTTCCACCGACTACAAATACAACGCATAGTTATAGTGGAGCTACATATCGTTTTTGTAGATGGTTTAGTGCATTTCAACGTGTTAATAACGGTAATGCAGGCTCAACCGGTGTTGCTATATATGTAGATGCTAATAACGCACGAGCTGTTGTTGAACTTGAAAATGGTCGAGGCGCATTCTGTCAAATACGTGATGTGAAGTGTTTTAATACTGCAACTGGTAGAAAATTCACATTTACTAATAATTCAGATCAAACTGTAACAATGGGCGGTAGTAACAATCCGCTAAGTGGTTCAACATGTGCAGCAGGAGCAACTCTTACAGGCACAAGAAACTCAACAGATGGAGCGTTAAACGTCACTGGAACAATACCTGCAACAGACGGTTCAAGCAATCCTCTTTCATTATCTGATCTTAATTCAGGTAGTGCACTTCTCGACAGTAGCCAACATACAGGAATAACTTCAGTTAAAGGCTTTTAAGAATCTTTTTTGTATAAATAGATCTAAAGGCAGGGGCGGAAACGTCCGACAAAGAAATCAACCGGAGTATTTCATGGCCCAATTTCACGAATTTACCATTGATCAAGGTACTGACACTACTATTGAACTTCACTTAGTCGACATCAACGGCGCAGCTAAGAATCTCTTAGGATATTCAGTAACTGGTAAGATAAAGAAAACTTTCAATACAGATAGTTCTGAAGCTACAGCTTTTACTACAGTAATAACAAGTAATACTGATGGTACTGCTACTTTATCTCTTACCAATACACAAACTGATGCACTGAAGGCAGGAAGACATGTATATGATGTTGAGTTATCTCATGCCGAAAGTGGAACTGGCAACACCATAGTCGAAAGAATTATGGAAGGGCGCATACAAGTAACTCCATCCGTAACTAAGTGAGGTAATAATGGCAATTAAGGTTGTTACAGGCCAACAGACTTTTATAAAAAAGATTGTAGTTGGTACACCAATAACTACTGCACAGACTGGATTGTCCATTGATAACTTTTCAGACTTTAGTGTCGCGACTAAATCTGATGGTCAAATATTAGTTTATGATTCAGCTGAAAACGCATTTAAGAACTTTACATTCGATGTCGGTCAAGGTTTAGCAAGAGAATATTCGCCTGGTAATGACAAATTAATCATTGCTATAGATTCCGATAAAACACCAGTCGTAACAGGTCTTACAACTAAAGGCCACATTGTTCCTGCATTAGACAGTTCATTCGACTTAGGTGACAGTGCTAAGAAATTTAGAGATTTATATTTAAGTGGAACTACAATACACTTAGGTACTATAAATTTAAAAGATTCAAGTGGAGGTTTTGCAGCCACAGACAGTGTTGGTGCTCCAGTAAATTTTAATTTACAAGGTTCTATACAACAAATTAGAAATATGTTTGCCAGTGGCGGTGATCTTTCGTATAATGCTAGCACCGGTATATTTGAATTTGATGTTGAACAAGTATATACAAAAGAAAACTTTGATTCTGACTTCAATATAACACTTGACAGTGCTGTTCTTGAAGGTGTAGGTTTAACTTACAATAATGCTAGCAACACTCTAAGCATAGACTCTGCAGAATTAGAAGCAAACTTCAAACAAGACATTCGTGGATATTTTACAGCTGGTGGAGATTTAACATATAACTCTGGCACCGGTCAGTTTACATTTGATGTAGAACAAGTTTACACTAAAGCAAATTTTGATTCTGATTTAGGTGATGCAAATACTGGTCAATTGCCAGAAGGCTCTAGCTTATATTACTTAAAATCAAGAGTCGACTCTGATATTGATTCTGCATTTGATGCAAGATCAACAACAGATTTATCTGAAGGTAATAATCTATACTACACAGTTGCACGAGCTGATTCTGCAGCAAGAAGTGCATTACTTGGAATAGATGCCGGAGGAGATGGATCATTTAGTTATGATTCTGCCACTGGTAAATTTACTTATACAGGTCCAAATGCAAGTGAAGTAAGAGCACATTTTATTGGAGGATCCGGTATTGCTATTACTTCTGGTGATATTAAAATAGATTCTGCAGAACTTACGAGTTTATTTAGACAACAAATTAGAGGTTTCATATCAGCAACAGATGCTGGTGGAGACGGTAGTTTTGCTTATGATAATTCTACTGGAATTGTTACATACACTGGTCCAAGTGCATCTGAAACAAGAGCTCACTTTAGTGCTGGTGAAGGTATCGATATATCTTCTGGAGAAATATCCGGTGAAGATGCAACAACATCTAATAAAGGTATAGCATCATTCAACACTGAGCATTTTGCAGTTACATCTGGCGCTGTTAGTATTAAAGCCGATGGAATAGATGATACACATATAGATTTTGGTACAGGCACAAATCAAGTAAGTACGGCTGACATTCCTGAACAAACTAATCTTTATTATACAACTTCAAGAGCAGATTCAGCTGCAAGAAGTGCTTTAGTTGCAGTAGATGCTGGAGGTGATGGAAGTTTTGCTTATGACTCTGCAACTGGTAAATTTACTTACACTGGCCCTAATGCAAGCGAGGTAAGAGCACACTTTACAGCAGGTGAAGGTATTGATATATCTTCTGGAGAAATATCTGGAGAAGACGCTACAGTGTCCAACAAAGGTATAGCTTCTTTCGACACTGAAAATTTCACAGTTTCTTCTGGTGCGGTTTCATTAAAAACAGATGGTATTGATGACACTCACATAGACTTTGGTACTGGTACAAATCAAGTAAGTACTGCAGATTTACCTGAACAAACTAATTTATATTATACTACTGCGAGAGCAGATAGTGATGCAAAGAATTCAATATCTGCAACGGATGCAGGCGGTGATGGATCATTTGCGTATAACAACTCTACAGGTGTATTCACATATACTGGACCATCGTCTGCAGAAGTTAGAGCTCATCTAAGTGCAAGTAATGGCATATCTTACAATAGTACTACAGGAGATATTAGAGGTCCTCAACCTTTAGATTCTGCAGCTACTCCAACATTTGCACAATTAAGAGGTCCTGCTGAATTAATTATCGATCCGGCTGCAATTGGTGATGCTACTGGTACAGTAAAGATTATGGGTAACCTTCAAGTTGAAGGATCTCAAACTACTATTAATTCATCTGCAATAGTACTAAAAGATAAAAATATTGTTATAGCTGATAGTGCAGCGGATAGTTCAGCACTTAATGGCGCAGGTTTTACTTGGGGTGATTCGGCTATTGTCAATAATCCTACGTTTAACTATCAACATTCCGGTGCTAAATTTATTTCAAATAGAGAAATAAATGCTCCTTTATTTTCAGGATCTGGTGCATCATTAACTAATTTACCTACAGCATCTTTAACAGGAACTATTGACTCTGCAAGAATACCAACTTTATTAATTGCTGATATTGGAAACATTCCATCTATAGATCATGATACACTTACTAATTTTGTAGCTGATGAGCATGTTGCACACAGCGGAGTTTCAATAACTGCAGGATTTGGTTTAAAAGGTGGAGGCACTATTGCATCTACCAGAGATTTAGCAGTTGATTCAGCTGAATTAACAACATACTATCGTCCATTAATAAGAAGTTATATCTCTGCAACGGATGCAGGTGGTGATGGAAGTTTTGCTTATAATAATTCAACCGGCGTATTTACTTACACTGGACCAAGTGCAGCAGAAACACGAGCTCACTTTAGTGCTGGTGAAGGTATTGACATATCTTCTGGTGAAATATCCGGTGAAGATGCTACTGCATCTAATAAAGGTATAGCTTCATTTAGTAGTGATCACTTTACAGTTTCTTCTGGTGCAGTTACAATTAAAACTGACGGTATTGATGATACACATATTGACTTTGGTACAGGAACGAATCAAGTAAGTACAGCTGATATTCCGGAACAAACAAATTTATATTATTTAAAATCAAGAACAGATTCAGATATTGATTCTGCATTTGATGCAAAATCTACTACCAACCTATCGGAAGGTAACAATTTATATTATACTACTGCAAGAGCAGACTCTGCAGCAAGAAGTGCTTTAATTGGAATAGATGCTGGTGGAGATGGAAGCTTCTCATATGATTCTGCTACTGGTATTTTTACCTACACAGGACCAAGTGCATCAGAAACAAGAGCGCATTTTGCAGGTGGTCATGGTATCGATTTAGCAGCTGGTAATATCTCAGTTGATTCATCAGAAATAAGAGGTTTGTTCTCAGCAGGTGGTGATCTATCATATAACTCAGGAACTGGTCAATTCAGCTTTGATGTTGAATCGGTATATACTGCTAACAATTTTGATAGTGATTATTTCTTTGCAAAAGATTCCGCAAATACTGCAGTTGAAAGAAATAAACACGATGCAACTACAAAGAATTTTGCAGTAACGGTTGCATCTAAAACAGCTTCACATGTTTATAATGGAACAGGAAGTTCTAGCGGATATTTAATTGATGGCACATTCTCACCAATAGTACAATTACAAATCGGTAGAACATATAGATTTACTCTAAGTTCAAGTGATATGTCAAGTCACCCATTTAGACTTTATTATGACGCTGCAAAAACAACAGCATTTACTAGTGGCGTTACAACGACTTCAACACATTTAGAAATTGTTGTAAGTGAGGCTACTCCTCCAGTATTACATTATCAGTGTTCAGCTCATGGTTATATGGGTCACGCACTTGTAATTGGAACACGCAACTTAACAGGATTTACAACTACAAACTTAACTGAAGGTAATAATCTTTATTATACTGATGCAAGAGTTGGAAGTTATCTTGCGGCTGGTGAAGGTATCGATGTTTCAGGTGGTACTATATCAGGTGAAGATGCAACAACATCTAATAAAGGTATAGCATCGTTTAGCAGTGATCACTTTAGTGTTTCATCAGGTGCAGTAACACTTAAGACTGATGGCATAGATGACACACACATTGATTTTGGAACTGGTACTAATCAAGTAAGTACAGCCGATATTCCAGAACAGACAAATCTTTATTATACAGCAGCGAGAGTTCAAGCAATAAGTATTGATTCTGCAGAAGCAATTGCCCTTATAGATTCTGCATACGTACAAGCAAGACAATCTCCAGGAACCGATTCTGCTGCAACAATAACACTTATGAATGCTAATGGAATACAAGCACCTGATGGAGGTGCTGCAGGAGGTTTAGCTAAATTATCAGTTGGTAATGATAGTGACTTAAAAATATTCCATGATGGAAACAATAGCGTAATACAAGATGCAGGAACTGGAAGTTTACAATTTAAATTAGGAAGTAATATTAAGCTTCAACTTGCAGATTCTGGAGTTTCTGTAACAGGTGAAGTATCAGCCGATTCTGCAAAATTTACAAAATTAACTGCAGGTGGATTAATCTTTCCAGCATCAGATGGTTCAGCCAATCACGTTATTAAAACAGATGGTAGCGGTAATTTATCATTTACGTCAGTAACTGCAATAAGTGGAAATATCGACTCGGCAGCAGTTGTACAATTAGTTGATTCTGATTATATTCAAGCACGAACAGCTGCAGGCACAGATTCTGCTGCAACACAAGCAATGATAGACTCATCAATTGGATTTCAAGTTGATTCTGCTTACATACAATTAAGGCAATCTGGCGGAGCTATAACAGTTCAAGAAGAAGGTAGTTCTCTATCAACTTCAGCAACTACATTAAACTTTGTAGGTGATAATGTAACTGCAACTGGATCAGGTGCAACAAAAACAATCACAATAACAGGTGGTAGCGGAACAACTGGAACAATTAATAATGTTTCAACAAGTAGTTTTTCAGGCAATAATTCTACTAAAGCTTTTACATTAACGGAGGCTCCAGCTGACTCTGATGATGCATTTGTATTTGTCAATGGTTTATTACAACACACAAATACATATAGTATTTCCGGAACTACTCTAACACTTGACTCTGCACCAGATTCATCTTCAGAAATAGAAGTCAGAACACATCAATTACTTTCTTCTCATTTAGTATTGAGAGATTACAAACCTTATCTTTACACAATAGATGCATTATCAGATTCTGTAAGTGGACAGGATTCATCTGGAACAACATTAGCATATGATGTAGGAAAAGTAGAAGTATACTTAAACGGTGCAAGACTCGCAACAGGAAAAGATTTTACCGCAACTAATGGAACATCTATTGTATTTGATTCGGCAGTAAACGTAGGAAGTATCGTAGAGGTTGTATCACTTGCTAAAGCCTCTACAGTAGAAATAAATGGAATAAGAGCGATTGATTCTGATTTACTTACAACTGGTTCGAATCAAATCATTCATACATTTGCAGCAGCAAGTTTTAGAACAATGAAATATGTAGCACAACTTGAACATGATTCGAGTAATAGTTATCATGCCGAAGAAATTTTATTAACACACAATGGCACGAATGTGGCTATGACAACATATGGACAAGTCTTATTAGATTCAACACTTGGTACTTTTGATGCAGATATAAATAGTGGTAATGTCAGATTAAAACTCACACCTACAAAAACAAATGTTAGTTTTAAACTTAGAGAAATAAGGACACCTGCGTAATGGCAACAAAAATTCAAGCATTCAACTTACACACAAACGTTGATACACACGTAAAAGAGTTGATTGATTCTGATTATATTCAATTCAGACAGACTGCGGGAACCGATTCTGCAGCAACTCAATCTATGATAGATTCGGCAATTGGATTTCAAGTTGATTCTGCTTATATTGCTTTGCGACAAGATGCAGCTGACTCAGCTAGTATAAATACAATTATAACAACGACAACAATTACTGGAAAGATTGCAGCTGATTTGAGAACAAATCCAAAAAATTTATCAAGAAGTCACACTATCGATTCAAACAGTAATGGATTATTAGTAGGTCCATTTAATGTAGACTCAGGTGTGACAATAACAGTTAACGGGACATTGATGGTAGTATGAGTGATATAAAAGTAGCAACGTTAAAAACAGACACTATTACAAATCAAGAAGGTACATTTAGTACGACAACTAATCTTTTAAGTAATATGCCGGCATTTAGTGCTCATATTGGTTCTGGTAATCCCGGATTGTCAGCCGACACTTGGACAAAGATTGCAGCTGACACCGAGCTTTTTGATACTAATAATAACTATGATACTAGTAATTATAGATTCACGCCAACAGTAGGTGGTTATTATAAAGTTTTGGTGGCTGTTAAAATATATCGTGCCAGTGGACAACAAAACTTTATAAAAGCAACGGCAATTTATAAAAACGGATCAAAATACAAAGAAATTGCAATTGACGGAGACTTTGAATATAACAATAATAATACTCACGTGACAACTAGTGCTATTATTCATTTAAATGGTTCATCAGATTATATTGAAGCTTATGCTTACAGTGGCGTTAGTGGAAATATAATAAGCGGTGGTTCTATAGGTAATACGTTTGAAGCTTTTAGGTTGATAGGCTCATAATAGGATAACGATATGACAAGTACACTCGGAATAAAAAAGATACAGTATCCAAACGGAACCGACATATTAACGTTGGATTCAAGTGGAAGCTTAGCTATCGGTAGTGATTTAACAGTAGATACAAACACTCTTCATGTCGATGCATCAAACAATAGAGTTGGAGTAGGAAGCACCTCACCTTTAAAAGCATTACATGTTCAAGGTGCTAGTGAAGCCGATATATTTTTACGCAGAGAAGACCTAACCAACAAATCATGGATGTTAAATGTTCAATCCTCAACTGGTGACTTAAACGTTAAATCGAGAAATGATGATGGTTCAGTTATCGCTACTTCATTTATAGCTCATCAAAGTGGCTATTTAACTAAACCTAATCTCCCTTCTTTTTTAACTTATGGTACTCCAAGTACAACAAGTGTTGGGTCAAATCATTATTATTTCCATAGTTTTGGTAATGGCGGTGAAAGTTTTAATAACGGTAATCATTATGCCAATAGTACTGGTAAATTTACAGCTCCAGTAGCAGGTAGATATGCATTTGGATTTTCAATATGGCGCGCTCAAGCATATTCTGGTGGCGATCAGCTTATATACATTAATAAAAATAGTTATTCAAGTGGAGGAGCATATGTTGGTTCCAACGCAAGTGGCAGTCAGTACGATCAAATTGAAGTTCATTT